ATACTGGATACACTGGTTCTTTAGGAGATATTGGATTTACAGGATCTACGGGAGCAGGATTTACTGGATCCCGCGGTGATATAGGATTCACAGGATCTACAGGTGCTGGATATGATGGTTCGCAGGGTGATACTGGTTTTGTAGGATCTATAGGTAGTCTGGGATTCACAGGATCTACAGGAGCAGGATTCACGGGTTCAGTTGGATTTGACGGATCAAGAGGCTCTATAGGATTCACAGGGTCCAGAGGTGTCGGATATACAGGTTCTTCTGGAGGATCTGGCGATTCCGGTTTTACAGGATCCCGGGGTGATATCGGAGAAACAGGTGCGGGATTCGACGGTTCTGTCGGATTCGTAGGGTCCAAGGGTGATCTGGGTTTTGTGGGATCAATCGGATTCACAGGATCATCTGGATTTGCGGGTTCACGAGGACCTGCAGGAACATTTGGCGGAGCAGCATTTGAATATTATTTCAATGGCAATACAGCAGATCCTACAGCAGCTGCTAATGGCGAGATAAGATTAAGCAATACTACATTTAGCGATGCTAATACATTGTATATCAGCTATGTAGATCAGGCGACTGCCAATGTACAACCTTTCTTGCAGACCATCGACGACTCGACATCTGCTATCAAAGGTCACTTTACGATCACTGAGATAGCAAACAATGACAACTATGTGATGTATGCTATCATCGGCAATCATGTTCAAGATTCCCAATATTTCAATGTTCCGATATCTTATCTCAGCGGATCATCGACAGCATTTGCAAATAACACTAATGTCGTCGTGACATTTGCGCGGACTGGTGATATCGGCGATCTAGGTTACACAGGATCAAAAGGTGATCTCGGATATGTGGGTTCGATAGGATACACGGGATCGAAAGGTGCAACAGGACAAGCCAATGTCGGAAATGTTGTGCCGACTAATTCTGACTCCGGATCATTTTGGCTAGATTCGGACACAGGAATATTGAGCCTTAATGTAGGTGATTATGGCAATACTGTATGGATATCGGTGTCATATTAATGAAAACCAAACATATAAATATTAAAAAAATGGTGTGTTTTAATAGATGGCATTAAACTTTCCTCCTAACCCGCAGGTCGGCAATACAGCATTCACTGGGGGCAAGACCTGGATGTGGGATGGTTCACGCTGGAATCGCCAATCTCTGACTGCTAACAATCTGATCGTCACGGGCCCATTCACTGCAAATACCTCTAACGGTGTCGCAGGTCAGGTTTTATTGACCAATGGAACTGGTATATATTGGGGGAATACTAGATTCGATACATTGGAAGATGTCATCGAAGGCACACCCTCAAACGGCCACATCGTAACATATATTTCTAACTTAGACAAATACCAAGTTCTTCCATTGAGCGTAGCAGATACAGCATTATCTAATACGTCCATGGATGGAGGAACATTTTAATTCTTATAAATACAAACAACAACAGATAGATCTTTTAAAGGAGAAAAATAATGGTTGCTCAATCACCAAATCTAATTCAAATTAAACGTTCTGCTAGCGCATCAACACCTGCTTCACTGGCGAATGGTGAATTAGGTTGGTCAGCTACCAGTAATACCTTATTCATCGGTAACTTTGGGCTAGTAACACCTATTGCTGGTGGTAGAAGTCCTGGTGTGCTCACTGCTAACCAGGCACTTGTTGCCAATAGCACTAGTTTCATCGATAGGGTTAAAGTTGCTAATGCGACGATCACAAGCATAACTGCAAATAATTCGGTCGGAGCTGACGGAGCAGTACTTTCGGTCAATGCTTCGGGTGAGCTTTATTGGAACAGCACAGCAGCTGCTGGACCTGCCTTCGTTCAGAACACAGATTCTAGAACGCTTTCTGGTAACTTATCATTTACAGGTTCTACAACGACTGTATCCAATCTAGTCGTGACGACCATCAACCGTTCACCAAAACTTACTCTTTCTGGAGATGCATCCGGTAACGTAACATTCAATAATCTAGGTGATGCAACTCTTAATGTCACTATCGAAAATAATTCAATAGCGATCGGAACCGATACGACTGGCGATTATGTATCCACTGTCACAGCTGGCGGTGGTATCACGATCTCAGGCGGTACAGGTGAAACATCAACACCTACGTTCTCCGCTAATGTCGATAATAGCACGATTGAAGTATCAGGTGGCGCTCTACGAGTTAAAGACGATGGTATTGCTCTTGGTACCAAGACAACAGGTAATTATGTACAAGGGATCACAGCAGGCAATGGTATCTCAGGATCTGCTTCCTCAGAAGGTGCGACTCCTACGATTGATGTTGTAGCAGGAACAGGCATAGTATCAAACAGCACGGGTGTTCATGTCAACAGTTCACTCACACATCTTGCAACTGTCACTGTCAGCGGTGTAACAACACTTAACGGCAATACAGTATTGGGTGATGCGTCCACTGATGAACTAACAGTAGGCGGCCGTTTTGTATCTGCTCTTGTTCCAAGCACCAATAACTCAAGAGATCTTGGTACAGCAGCACTTTCCTGGGATACAGTATACGCAAGAGATGTATCAGTAGGAAATGTACATCTGACTTCGGATGCATCTACGATTACGCTTCAGGGTGGATTGGCAGTCAATACTAATATCATTGCCAATAATGCCACAATATATCACAATTTAAGTGTCGGCGGAGATCTATCAGTAACAGGCACGCTAACAACAATCAATGTAGCCACCTTATCTGTAAGAGATAGTTTAATCCAGCTAGCTTCAAATAACACAGTATCTGATGTACTGGACATCGGTTTCTTTGGTAGCTATAATGACGGAACTAGCGAATTTACTGGCTTGTTCAGAGATGCTTCAGATGGAGTATATAAACTATTTGATAGTTTAACAGTAGAACCTACCACGGTAGTCAATACTGGGGATGCTTCTTTTAAACAAGCAACATTGAAAGCATTCTTAGATTCAGGTGCTTTGATATCCAACTCTACTGTATTGAATATCACAGGTACGAATTCATTAACAGTAGCTCTACAAGCCAACTCATTAACACTAAGCACATCATTGGGTGCTGCTTCTGGTGGTACTGGTTTCAATACATACAGCGCTGGCGATTTGCTTACAGGTACTGCCGGAGGTTCTATTGCTAAATTAACATTAGGATCAGCAGGACAACTTCTACAAGTATCGGATAGCACAACATTGATCTACGGCGGGCTAGACGGCGGTACATTCTAAAAAATAATAGTTGATTCTATGTAGATATTATGCTATAATAATGAACGTTTGAAAAGGAATATATATAATGAGTGCAGAAGTTTTTAATATCTACGTAGAAAAACTCGTAAGTTCTGTTACTGAGCTGACTAAGGCAACCATCCTTCAGTCAGCTCAGATAACATATTATGAGAGGATAAATACATCGCTGACTGCTAAAGTAGAAGAGTTAGAAAAATCATTAGAGAAGGCCTTAAATAAGGCTGAAACTAAATCCAAGAAGACCGCTGACGTTACCGAATTTTAATAATAATTACTGCAGTATATACTGCTTTTGTAAGAGGGCCATATGGCACAGGCTAATAATTTAATTCAGATTAAACGTACCTCCATATCTGGACGTGCGGCCAATACCACAACCCTCCCAAACCCAGGCGAATTAGCATTAAACATGACTGACGGAATCTTGTATTCCGGCAATGGATCAGTCGTGTTTGAGATCGGTGCTAATAATACTAACGTAAACATATCGGGTAACTTAGCAGTAAAAGCTATCATCGCGAATAATTCTATCGGTTCTTCTGGACAGGTTCTATATTCCAGCGGAAGTGATGTATTCTGGGGACCTGGTGAAGCAGGGTATACAGGATCCAGGGGTGATGTAGGATTCACTGGTTCTTTCGGAACAACGGGTTTCACTGGATCTGTTGGGTATGTGGGTTCTCAAGGTGATGTAGGATTCACAGGATCTGTTGGTTATACTGGTTCTTTTGGTGCTACAGGATTCACAGGATCTGTTGGGTATGCTGGTTCTCAAGGTGATGTAGGATTTACAGGATCTGTTGGTTATACTGGTTCTAAAGGTGACACAGGATTTACGGGTTCTATCGGGATCGGATATGCTGGATCTCAGGGTGATCTGGGATATACAGGATCCAAAGGTGCACAAGGAACAGTTGGTGGCGCTG